AAGGTTTATATGTGTAGTGCTGGTTATGAAACCATAGGGGTTGGACGCAATATTGCTGAATCTGGCCTTGGGTTGTCTGATGATGAGATAGAATACCTTTTAAACAATGACGTTAAACGTGTGCGTGAAGAACTAGAAGACACTTACTTTTGGTTTGCAGCACTTAACGAAGCCCGTCAGGACGCCATGATCGACATATGCTTTAACCTTGGTATTACAAGACTACGCGGCTTTGTCAAAGCCGTTGAAGCCATGTCCCGCGAGCAGTTTGATATTGCTGCTGATGAATTTATGGACAGCCGTTGGAGCCAACAGGTGGGCAATCGTGCTGTTGAAGTCACTGAGATGATACGAACTGGGGAGTATCAGTAATGCCACTTCAGAAGTTTATCTTTAACCCTGGCATCAACAAAGAGGGCACAGACTATACCGCCGAAGGTGGTTGGTTTGACGGCAACCTTGTGCGTTTTCGCAAAGGCTTTCCTGAAAAGATAGGCGGCTGGGAAAAATACATTACAGAGACTTATGACGGCACAGGAAGAAAGCTTCTTGGCTGGGTTGCTCTTGATGGGACAAAGCTACTTGGGTTGGGAACAAGAACCAAGCTCTACATCCAAGAGGGCGCTGGTTACGATGACATTACTCCGATTAGAAAAACGTCCACAAACAGCATTACATTTGCTGCTGTTGATGGGTCATCTACGCTTACTGTTACAGATTCAAGCCATGGCGCTCAGAAAGGAGACTTTGTCACGCTGTCAGGTGCCGCTTCGTTGGGTGGCAATGTTATCGCTGCAGTCTTAAATCAAGAATATGAGATAGCTACGATTGTTGATACAAACAGCTATACCATCACAGCCAAAGACACTTCTGGCGCAACCGTAACCGCAAACTCATCTGACTCAGGCAACGGCGGATCAGGAGTTGATGGCGCATATCAAATCAATGTTGGCTTAGATGTATTTGTTGCGGGTTCAGGATATGGCGCTGGCACTTGGGGTGCTGGCGGATGGGGTTCTACAAGCGCAATCAGTGCATCTAATCAATTAAGACTGTGGTCTCTGGACTCATTTGGCGAAGACTTGCTGTCTTGTGTGCGAGGCGGTGGAATATTTTACTGGGACTACACAAGTTTCAGTTCTCGCGCGGTAGCACTGCCTAGCTTAGCAGGCGCTAATCTTGCGCCGACTGTAGGCTTACAAGTTCTTGTATCTGATGTTGATAGACACGCGATTGTTCTAGGTGCTGATCCTATTGTGAGCGGTGCTAGGTCTGGCGCTATTGACCCACTGCTTGTTGCCTTCTCTGACCAAGAGAACGCAGCTGAGTGGGAACCATTATCTACAAACACCGCAGGTTCTTTGCGTTGTTCAGCAGGCTCACAAATTATTGGAGGCTTGCGCGCTAGACAAGAAACTCTCATATGGACTGACGTTGCGCTGTATAGCCTGCAGTTTGTTGGGCCTCCGCTTACGTTTGGATTGAACTTAATCAACGAGGGCGTGAGCTTGATTGGGCCTAACGCTGTGGTAAATACACCATCTGGTGTGTTCTGGATGGACAAGAAAGGCTTCTACTCGTACCAGGGAGCAGTGCAGCCACTGTCATGCAGCGTGCATTCTTATGTGTTTGATGACTTTAACGAAGGCCAAGCATTTCAAGTGTTTGGTTTTGTTAACAAGCAATTTGATGAGGTAGGTTGGTTCTACTGTTCAGCTAATTCTTTAACCATCGATAGGTACGTTGCTTACAATTACCTTGAGCAAACATGGTCTATTGGCCAGTTGTCTCGCACGGCTTGGCTTGATGAAGGTATAGAATCTTTCCCTAGGGCAGCAGGCTACGGGTCAAGCGATAGCACCAATTTGATCTATAAGCACGAAACTGGATTCGATGATGACGGTTCGCCAATGGACAACGTGTTTATAGAAAGCGCAGACTTTGATATTGGGGAAGGAGAAGAGTTTCAATTTGTGCGTCGATGCATACCTGATGTGAAGTTTACAGGCGACGGCGAAAGCCAAACCATCAACTTTGTATTGAAGGCGCGGAACTTTCCGGGCAACAGTCTTACAACAGACCAAACATCAACGATCACCAGCACCACCACCAAGATAGATACTCGAGCTAGGGCAAGACAGGCTGCTGTGCGATTTGAATCTGATGATGACGGCACGACAGGTGTTCGCACAGGTGTTGGTTTTAGGATTGGTGGCACTCGTTTAGACCTTCAACCTAATGGGCGACGATGAGTAAGCTGCTTCAAGGCCGACTGCCGTTTGTTAATGGCAACTCTAGTGTAAATGGAAGCACTTTTAATAAAGCTGTCCGTCTGTTAGAGATCAGCCTTGATTCATTTGACCCAGATGCCACGGCTCAGTTCACACGAGAGCGTCGTGACACCTTGAAATTCAATGCGGGTGATTTAATCTGGAACACAACAATCAACACTTTGCAAGTGTATGATGGCGACAATTGGATTAGTCTTTCTCAAGAGCTACCGTATACAACGGATCCTCTTGAAGCCCAAGGAGAGGTGGGTTCGGTTCAAGTGATAACGGAAGGAGCAATAGTAGTGAGTGTGGGTTCATGACAAAACTATGTGCAAGGGGCAAGGCTGCAGCTAAGCGTAAGTTCAAGGTATACCCGTCAGCGTATGCAAACGCTTACGCCAGTAAGATTTGCGCAGGCAAAATCAAAGATCCATCTGGTGTGAAGCGCAAAGACTTCAAAGGGCCAAAGCCAAGAAAAATGAACGCAGGTGGTTTTGCTGCGAAACGCGCTAGAGTAATAGACCCTAGAGGATTTAGTGGCATGCTTCCTAACAAGCGCAAGCCCACTAAGATCGTATGAGCCTAACCAAATGGTTTTCAAAAACAGACTCAAAAGGCGATTGGGTCGATATCGGCGCGCCTAAGAAAGATGGCAAGTTTCAAGCGTGTGGACGCAAGAAAGTTAAAGGTTCAAAGCGCAAGTACCCCAAGTGTGTGCCGCGATCTAAGGCTAATCAGATGACGGCTTCAGAAAGAAGCAGTGCTGTTAAGCGCAAGCGTGCCAAGCCACAAGGCGTAGGCGGTAAGCCGACAAATGTAAAGACCATTGTAAAGAAAGCAGGTGGCGGGGCTGTGCTTCGCAATCATAAAGGTTGTGGCGCTGTGATGTCTGATAGACGCAAGAGAACTAGGTACTCCTGATGTTTAGACGATACGCAGAAGAGTTTTCAAACGGAGGCGCTGTCAAGAAAAGACGCCCCGATAACATGCCTAAGCGAAACAAAAAGAACTTTCGCCCTACAAAACAAGGCGCTGGCATGACAGAAGCTGGCGTAAAAGCGTATCGTAAAGCCAATCCGGGTAGTAAACTCCAGACTGCTGTGACGGAGAGTAAGCCCAAAGGGAAGCGTGCAGCGCGCAGAAAGTCTTTTTGTGCACGATCTGCAGGACAGATGAAGAAGTTTCCAAAAGCAGCAAAAGATCCTAACTCTAGGCTCAGACAAGCCAGACGGCGATGGAAGTGTTAAGCAGGTGAGTAACTAATATGGGAATGTCAAAAGAAGAAAAAGCACAAGCCGCTCAAGTCAGGGATAAAATTCAAGACGAAATGGCTGTAAGAGAGAGCTATAGACAGACGCAGGGCTTTGACCGCTTCGCCCCAAGTAAGTTGCAAATTCTTAGGCCAGAATTAAAAGACAGCACTTCTTTTTTAGGTGGCGCACCAAGCCCATATGCACAGTCTTTAGCCTATCAAGCCTTGCCTGGCATGACATATGCGAACCGCCCTGGGACTACTGAAGCATTCTACCCACAAGCAAACATAGCGCCTCCTTCAGCAACAACTCCCCCAGCAAGCGGCGGCATTTCTAATTTGTATAAGTCTGAACCTGCCATAGAAGGCCCAGCCTTCAGAGGCAGAGAGATTAGCGAAGAAAATCAAAGACTGATTGATGACCTTCTTGTTGCACAAAACGAAAGAGATTTTGATGAAGCACTAAAGATAGAGGACTTCATTAAATCTCGTGACATGTTGAACGATGGAATCTTCAAGATACAAGACTTTGAAGATTACATAGGCGGCGACAGCCTTATGATGGCCGCAGAAGGCGGCATTGCGAGCTTACCTGTTGAAATGAGCGGTGGAGGGATGCCTGGCGGAATGGATTTGTATGGTGGCTCTTCATCAAAAAATCAAAATCCGTATGAAAGCATGACTAAAGAACAATTGATTTCACTGTTAGAAAAACAAGAAGGCGCAAATAAAACTTCGCCAAAAAACGCAGCGTTGAATTCTTTAGTTAATTCTTTATCTAACTTTGGTAAACCTCAAACTTTTGCTGATGGGGGCAATGTCGATTTCCCTCGCATGAATGGCCCTATATCTGGACCAGGCACAGAGACATCTGATGATATTCCTGCAATGCTTAGCGATGGTGAATTTGTTGTGAACGCTAAGGCNGTTCGTGGGGTTGGCAAACTAAATGGTGCCGATGGAAGCAAAGAAGAACAAAGACGCAACGGAGCTCGCATGATGTAT